GAGTTTGGCGACGTCGCGTTGCGCCGAGAGAATGACCTCCTGTTCCTCGTCGTTCTCCGGTGGCTTGGTAAAGGCGTAGACGGCGGTCGTAACGTCTTCGCTGCGCTTGGCGAAGGAAGTCGTGAGTTCCTTGACGCCTAGGGATACCTCGACGGCGCTGCGGACGATCTCAAGTTGCTCTTTGACGGCCAGCGCCTTGCTGTCATCGGGTGTTTCTTCGGGCATGGGTGCGTTTGTTTGGTGATGTCGCCGATGATGCTGGCAACGGGTTGAAGTTATCGGTCGGCCGCCGGCTGGTATTTGCGGCGGAATCTCTCTTGGGCATCCTGGCGCTTCTGCCACTCCCATCGCTCAACCAGCTTTCCTAATTGGTAAATCGCGATCCCGAGGATGGCGTTCGTGGCGAAGAAGAATGTGGGGTCGATGCTCATTGGAAAATCTGCCGGATGGATTTTTCCTTGTGGGGTCCGGCGGCTCCCGTATCAGTTTTGCGCTTCGGTCGTTGCGTGCCCTACTTCCTCCGCATATCGGGCTCGGTCATGCGGCAGTGGTGTGATCGGTTACATGGCGAAACGGGCCGTGGCGGGTGAACGCTTGATTGCTCGTTGAGTAGGCCGCAACTATTAGTGACTTCACGTTTATCCGCAAGCCCTATTTTTCGGAATCTTTGCCGCCGGCGGCAAATTTCCTGGCGAGCACTTCCTTCATCTTCGCGAACTCCGCCTTTCCGCGCTCGAATGGGACGGAGTTCAGCGGGCGGCTGTAGTCCAGTGCGAGGTGAAGCGTGCGGCGGCGGCGGGTTCATTCTTCGCCAAGTTCTGGATCTTGGGACCGCACCTGCCCAATGAGCTCAAATAGATCGCATCCGGCTTCGGCCTCAGCCATTTCAAGATATTTTTGCCCTTCCCGCCAATAGCTTTCCTTCAATTCGTATCCGATGAATTTGCGACCCATCTTGATCGCTTGAAATCCCTCGCTGGCAATCCCTGCGAATGGCGACAAAACAAGGTCTTCTGGATTACTCCAAAGCCGAATGATGCGTTCAATTACATCAAGTTGAAGTGGGCAAATATGCTTTTCATCATTGTTCGCTTTTGCGTTCATCCATTGAAGAGTATTTGTAACGTCAATATCCATCCATACAGGCGAAGCGTAACGCTGCCAAACTTGATGAGAGTATTGTTCTGTTTTTGAATATTTACTCTCAGCATCATAACCCCAATGCTCATTAAATCCATTAACATCACGCGGGAACTCATCAAATTTGTGCATAGGTACGTAATAAGTGAATCGAATATCATCCAATTGAATAGGCACTTCGTTTGGCTCTTTTGTCTTAAAACAAAGCACTCTATCAGCAATGCCAGCACGAATAATACTCATATCCTTTGTGACTTGCTTATGAGCTAATCCGATTGTTTTGGTACGAACAGCTGCCAAAAGTGGATCTTTCCAAATTGTAAAATCTGAATGTAAAAACATACCGATAGATTCAAACATATCGCTAATCATGTCAGGAAAACGGCGCAATCCTATATACCCATCGCGGCCTTTTTGTGTTGGTAAATTCATGCAATGTATGGCAATTATACGCCCCGGCTTAATTACTCTTTTGAGTTCAGTTGCTAAAAATCTGAACTGTTCAACAAATTGATCATAACCTGATACATTTCCCATGTCCTCAACGTAATTCGAATACGTATAAAGGTCTGCAAATGGTGGAGAAAATACGATCAAATCAACTGAATTGTCTGATACTTCTTTGATTCGCTGAACACAATCACCACGCATTAACCAGAACTTTTCATGCTTTAAATCTTCGGTATTCATTTTGTAGTTTGTTAATTGGTTGTTTAAGTTTTTGGTAACAGCTTTTACCATGTTAATTTGCATTTTTTCGAATGACTTTTGTTTGTCCTGTAAAATTTTGATAACGTTTATCATCCGGTCAGTAGTAACCATGTAGCAAGTAACTTTATTTTTCCGGCCAAATCTCCATGAACGCCTCATTGCCTGATATGATTGTTCAAAACTAAAATCAATCGAATTGAAAATCTGATATCCGCAATTTTGATAATTCAATCCCTGAGAAGCGATTGATTGTTTTGTTATCAAAATTTGAAATTCATTGTGAGCAAATCCAAGTAAGTCTTTTTCTTTCTTTTCGTTTGTATCTGATCCTTGAACGTTACGGCAATCATACCCAAGTGCGATCAATTGTTTGTAAATATTTTTTGCCTCCTCATTTTGCTTTGTCCAGACAATTATCGGTTCAGTTTTCGGCAATGAATTAATTACTGAAATTGTCTGTTCAATTCTTTGTATTTCAGTTTCACGAAGTGATGAATTATAATCAGTCGCATTTACCGCACTGCCTGCAAACATTACTCCTTCTGGTAGTGGCGTTGAAACTTGCAATTCGATTATTTCAAGTTCTGGTAAATCAAATCCAAAAGTGTCAAATCCGATATCTTTAGGATGAGAATACATTATGGCCCATGTGCTTACAAACTCATAAAATTTATCAACTGCATGGCCTTTTAATCTCCATTTTTGAGTCTGTTTCATGTCATTCACAAAGAACATGGCCAGCATTTCATTGTATGTCATTGCATCTAAAAATTGGCTATGATTGCCTAATTCCATCGGATCGTTCGGTGAAGGTGTAGCAGAAAAACAGAATTTATAAGGTGTATTCAGAAAAGTATCAATCAATAAGTTTCTAAATTTTCCTTGTTCATTTTTTAAAATAGAACTTTCATCCAGACAAATACATCCATACTTTTCAGTATTAATATTTTCTAACTGATCGTAATTTGCAATATTTATAGGTGCATCTTCAGTGAACCATTTAACGTCAATTCCAAACTTTTGGCCTTGTTCGATTGTTTGTCCTGTTACTGCTAACGGTGCAAGTATCAGAGTAGGCTTGTTTGTATGCAAATAAACCTGATGAGCAATTTCTAACTGCATTGGTGTTTTACCTTGTCCGGTATTTGCAAATACTGCATACTTGCCTGCTTTCAATGCTCTTTTAACTGTAAACTTTTGGAAGTCAAAAAGCATCGGATTAAGTTCTGATTCTTCAATATCAAAACCAGATTGAATAATTGCTTTTTTCTTAGTATCTAAAAACTCTAAATAATTCATTGATTTGTTTTTTAAAAGTTAGGCCGGCACTTTCACCGGCCTTGATTAATGATTAAAACGGTAAATCGTCACCTTCAACCGATACGCTCATGTCCAGATTCTCCGAAGTGTGAACCTCGGCAACCTGTACAGACCAATCTTTCAAGTTACCTAAATACGGTGTGTATTTTCCAGCCGCTTTTAGTGCGTCACGGATCTCTTTTGCTGGGTTAATTTTAATCGTGTGCGTATTTCCGTTCTTTTGTTTCTCAGGTGCAACTTCATAAATTGCAATTCCCTGATTCAAATACGTGTTACCATCCTTCACGGTCTTTACGATGTAGTTTGATTCAAGCGGCAAAATAACGCATTCAATCGGGCCGTTTTTACCTGGGAGCGTCTTGATGATATGCTCCATGCCTGAATAACTCAATGATCCTGTAAGTGTTCCCATAATTTTGTTGGCCCGTCATCCCGATAGCAAAGGGTTAAATGATTGTTTGTTATTCGTTTAATCTTTTATATAACTCTTTGGCAACCGATGTTAGTATATCTTCGTTGCTTTCAACCTCAACACACATTTTATCCATACTTTTGCCTGCCAAATAACCATCCAATATTCGCTTCGCTTTATGCACCCTGTCAATCACAGCGTCAATATAAATCTGATCTCGCATAACACGAATAACAACTAATTGAAATTCCGGTTTACAACGTGGATCGTATGAAACGAAGTCACACCATTGAACGCCGGCAACTTCGATATTAGCCTGTATTTGGCCGTAATATTCATGTTTGATCGTTATACCTTCGCCTTGTTTTAAATCCCTGTTTTTGCAATGTTTTATCGGGTCGTAAGGGCATTTAATTTCAAGGATTCCATCAGGAATATATCCGCCAAACGGTAACACTTCACCATCAAATGAGCCGCCAAAATACGGAATAGTTGAATGAGTTTTAAAGCCGACTTCATGTACCATATATCCGGTACTTTCAGCATACTTTGCCCTTGCTTCTGGTTCGTATTTAGTACCCCATGCAGTTTGCCGGTAGTCTTTCATCATTTGCTCGATAGCGTACATTTCGCGGCCTTCATCGGTCATGGTCTGAAATGATGCAATTTCAAGGATAATACCTCTAGCAGTTTCGCCCCACATCTCACCTTTACCCCTACCTTGTTTCATCAAGTCAGGGATACGCGAACCTGTAAATTTATCCCAACGATGCAAAAACCATTCAACTGATCTTTGTTTCATTTCCTCAGTTCCGCTTACTTTTTCGGATTCAAGCGTTATTGCATCGAATTGTGCAAGGTCGGCGAAGGGGTTGGCGATCTGATTTAATTTCATGATTGCGCTCCTTTCTCAACAAATTGCCTAAGTTCGGCAAGTACTTGCATCGCCCGTTCATTTGCTTCAAATTTTGAACGCTGCAACATAAACAGCGCGACAAGATGCTTTACAGCAGGACTTGCACCGTTACAAAATTCGGATAATTTTGCAATCGGGTATCGGGTGCCGTCAGGTGCGTTGAAACCGCTTCCATCGGCTTTCAGTTGCATCTTTGGAAGTACTGCAAAATGACGGCCAATACCCCACTTCGAGGCAGTACGAACAAATGCTGATGAAGCCGCTGTTTTTGCTTCAAATGTTTCCTTATCAACCGTTTCAATTGACTTTTTACGTGAAGCGCGCGCACCTCCTGCATCTGACTTTTCAATCATTCCTGATTCGGTCAGAATTGAAATTGAGCAGAAAAGTATTCCGGCAACTTCGCGATATTCGCAACCCCAACCGCCGATACCACAAACTTCATCTAAGATAGTTTCGCACTGGTCTGCATCGTAATACGGATAGATTTCATTTTTCCCATCGCCGGAACTATCTCCGACGCGCCATTTAGGCAATACCCCGATTGACTCGTGAAAGTCAGGTGAACCTAATTTGATTAAATCTGTTTTTTCCATTTGTTTTTGCGCCCGTCATCCCGATAGCGAAGGGGTTATGCCCGCGTGGGCTGATTATTTATTTTTATGAAATTCGGCAATTAACGCCTTGTTTACTTTGTCCTCAACTTCGTAGTTAATGTTTGATTCAACTTTGTGAAATCCTTCAACTGTTATAAATTGAATATCAGAAGATACATAACGCGATTTAAATTCATCACTTATTAATACTTTAACATTAAAATAAAGTTCTTCGCTAAATTTAATAAGAAATGTCTTACCTTTTTTCTCGTGACATTTTTCGTCATTTGCTGATAATTCAACAATTTGATTAACAAGTAAGTTAATCTCTGATTCGGTAAATTCTACTTTAAGTGTTCTCATTTGATTAGGATTTGATTGATACGTTACCCGATTGATTGAGTACAAATATAGCACAATTGTTTTAATATACAACTATGTTTTTAAAATAAAATGAATTATTTTTTTAGGTTCGAGTTCGTCCATATATGAACTTTTCAATGAACTGTGATTGTTTCATTGACCTCATAAGCCATTTTCTTCAGTTGAATAAATGAAACATTTGATCCGTGGTATTTAATTGCCTTTTTATTACCATTTTTAAACGGTTCCAGTTTTTTGAAAAAAACAGTCCTTCTAAATCTGAAATGAGGTATTAAATACAAATTACCTTTTGAATCGGCAACCAAATAATCAAAACCATGATACCGAAATTCTATTTTTAAAAGTATTGGGTTCATTGATGTTTTGACTATTTAATTACCGATATTTACTAGTTAGCAACAAGGCTATTCCGCCTTTTTCGTCAGTTCAGGGTTTTGATAGATTGTTCCGATCTTCTTGTAAATATCAGTATGAAGTGGAAATCTTCGAGTGAATACACCAAAATCATCACCTAATCTATTCGCATGAATAAGAGTGAAATTATTACCATCAAAAAGAACCTCATAGTTACTCCCTTTTTCAGACAATGCTTTGTGTTGCACATTGACAATATCGCCCTGACATATCAATTTCTTGTCAATGTCCTCAGTTGCGCTGTATTGCATAAATTCCAAATTGTGCCATTGTATTTGTCCGGCAAAATGTTCAATGTCGGTAAACGTAAAGTCTTGCATTCTACCGACAATGCGGTTCCATGCTCTGAATTTAAATTGATTTTTCTTTTCCATAATTTGACAAGTTTTTATTTCATTGATAAGTTTAAAGCCCTATTGCTAACTTCGGCTGTGCGGTCAAGTCGGGCAACTGGTGGTTTGCAAAGGCTTTCACCCGCATCAACTTTTGCGCTGACAGGATTTTAAATTGTTCCGCACCCCGCCCTGCCGCAAGCCTAGATCGTTATAGCCAACCTTAAAAAGCCTCGCAGCTTTCTGAGCATCCATCTAATTGTTCAGTTTCTGCCACTTGACTAATTTCTAATTCTGACTTTTGAGCCAGTTGAAAAATATCTGCAACGCTTTTGTTTCCTCTGAAAAAATTAAACGGTGGCTTTAGTTCTGTTTTTCTTGGCATAAAGTATCCATGTTTGTTTTCCATATCAACCCACCAATCAAAACTTTCAGGGTCACGGTTTGCATTTCTACAAAGCCGTTTCATGTCTTTTTTCCAGCAGTTATCACAATTTCCGCTATCGGGGTGTATGTCTATTGCTAAGCCCAAATCGTGCAATTCTTCCAGTATTCTGGGCTTTGTTTTAGGCCATAAACTCACAAATGGGTAAATAATTCGTTTTGCTAAAAAATTTGGGTTTACACGGTCTATTTCATCACATCTAATCCCAATGGCTTTATAGTAATTCTTCCAACCAATACTTTTCAAATAGCTTTCAATTGCCTTTCTTTTCAACTGGTCAGAACAAAAAGGCGCATTTGTCGAAGGTATTCCCAAAACAGAAATCATTTCCTCAAATGGTTCACCGTTTCGGCTTGCTGTTTCAAAAGTTACAATCTTGTGTTTTACTTTCCATCCCTTTCGGCTAAAGGGGTTTCCGTTTTCATCTTTGTGTTTTGCTTCAACCCAAACAATAGGGGTTTTAAACCTAATTGAGCAGTCGTTTACAAATTTCAATGTGCCTTCTTTTTCCTTTCCGGTATTGGCATAAACACAAATCATTTCGTATTTATCGGACAAATTTTTAAGACAATACAACATCATAAGCATGGACGTTCCACCACCAGACACCGAAAGTAATAAGCGTTCTTTCAATAAAGGCTGGGCTATAACTTCGGCTATCCGCAATTGGGGTAGCCGTTCTTCGTGGACAGGAAATAGGTGTAATTGTTCGTACATATTCTAATTAAGTTTAATGGTTTACTCCCCAACTGACGTATAGCCGTCACCGTTAATGCTCAGTTTGGGGCTTCGTTGACGCTTCATCTGTTTTTGAGTGTTTGTTTTGCCACTCTTTGGCAAAATCCGTAAGTTCTTTGACAGCTTCAGCATATTTAGCCGGAATTTTGTTTGAGCGGATGTTTTCCGTTCCTCCGGCAAGAAATTGAGATACTTGCCGGAAGTTGATAAAGTCGGTTGCTTTCATGCTTTTTCTGATAAACCATATTTGTAGGCATTTCTGCGGGTACAAAACTTTGATTTTCCATCAATGATAATTTCAATTTTATCATCCCAATTTTTGATTTCTCCTTTTCTTACCTGTAAATCAATTACCCGATAGGTTGAAGGGTTGCTGGCTGAAATTTCCTTTAGTGTTTTCATTTTGTCGATTTTTAGTAGTTATTATCTTAATGATGATCCTCTTTGATTCATTCTTGCACGTTCTTGAATTGTATCAAAATCAATGTTTTTTGCAGCTTCGTCTGAATAAAATCCTTCTGGACATGCGTTGTATTTTCTTGCTTTCTTTGCCTTTGGTGCTGCTGTTTCAATTCCTTCAGTCATCCATTTTGCAGTAGCGATCATGTACATTTTGCCGTTGTCACATTTGAAAGTCATGTTGTCAATAGAAACTACTGTTAAAACTTCATTTCCTAATTTTCCTTTTTGTCCGATTTCTAAAGTTGCCATTGTGTTTGTTTTAGTATTGTTATTTCTATGATGTAAATATACGCATTTAAGTATATACGCTCCAAATATTTTGACACTTATTTTACGTATTTACGTATGTTTTTAAACACAATGAAAGAAAAAGAAAACCGAAGCCATAACTTCCGCTACCAAAAAGTCGGGTAGTATTATTTCAAATAATTGACAGCGTTTCAAATCCCGCCCTTCTGGTAGCTCTCATCGTTATTGCTGTGCTTATTTATTACCGCCTTAAAAATTTCATCTTCCACATCATCTGATATAAGGTCATAATCTAAGTTTTCCATTTTACAGTATTTAAAGAGTTCAACTCGGTTTTCAAGTAGAACTATTCACAAATCATTTTCACCCGTACAATTTCATCCATTCCACACTTCTCAAATCCCTGACAAATGAATTTAATCCTTGATACAGGTACATTCAACATCTGCGATATTTCAGTCGGTGCAAGTCCTGAGCAAAACAGAGTTCGTATTTCCCACGGCGAAATAACACGCTTCGGCGTTAGTTGGGGTCTTTCAGGTTTTGAAACTGCAAAAATATTCTTTAATGAGCAATCTTCATAACTTCCATAATATCGGATCCTGCCACAAAAAGAATCGTAATCAAGACCATTGAACAGACAATAAACTAATCGTGCTAAATAGATAGTCCGCCCGCCTAAAGTCATTATTACGTGGTTGTTTTTGCCAATCCGCGTGCCTGGTACTTCGGTTCCGTTTGGCCGGAATACCTTGCCGGTGTAGGTGATGGTGTAGCCGTTAAATTGGCGATTTTGTTCGCTCTTGTATTTTTCGCTCATGGCCTAATTTCATTAAATTCAGTTTTCTTTCTCATTTCTTCGATTAAATCAATCGCGTAATGTTCTGCCATTGCAAAACAAACAAGGGTGATGTCTGCAAGTTCGGACCAGTCGCTAATGTCAAATTCTTCAAGTTCCGCAACTTCTTCATTCAGTTTGCGAACGAAATCTTTTTGATTCGTGAATTTAGTAATCAATCCACGCCGTTTTGTCGCTTCGTAATTTCGGTGTGTAATGTCGAGTAGTTCTTTCCTACCTTGTACTTTTCCATTCTTATATGCCTGAATGATCAGGTCTGCGGATTCTTCTTCGCTGTAAGTTTTCATAGTCGTAACGTTTATAGTCGTAACGTTTATATCAAATAACATTCAATAGAGTTAAACAATTCGTACGGCAATTTTTCAGCCGATTCATAATACACACGTCCGCCGGATACTGTTACCGAAGTAATTCCGTATAGCTTGATTTCGTGTGCGAATTTTTGAGTGAGTAGTGGAAGTTGGTTCATCCGTGAATAATTTTAATGTTTGTATTTTTACGAATAAATTTAGGGCATTCTACTGATCCTTCGCCACTGTCGTAAAATTTCAATTTGTCACATACATTAACTAAATCATTCTTGTATCCCTGTAAAATAATTTCATCACTCCATATAGTAATCACGTAAAACATATCAGGTGTCAATCTTGTAAGCCTGAAAATTAACTGCAATCGTCTTAGGTTTTTTCCCATGATTTGATTTGTTTTTACCCGGCAACATCGCCGTGATTGTTCAGCAAATATACATCTTATTTTTATATTTCAAAACTTTATATATATATGATATATTTTTCAATATAACGAAAAATAGCGATTTATTTTTATTTTATATTTTGGTTGTTTTTGTGATATATTGCACCACTCACTCATGACTAAGGCATCAGAGTGCATTTAATTGTCAATTACGTATTACGTTATTCGCTCTATAATCCTTAGTACTATTGATAGAGTGCAAAAGTGCAATTATTTTAGTATATCAGTATATAGTATAAATATAATATATAATAGAAATGAATTTAAAAATAAATTATATTTAAACATAGAGTATAATAGGGGTTTTATTTGCACTTTTGCACTATGCCAATGTTTATTGGTGTTTTAGTTTATTTATTGTCATACATATCAAATAAATTACTATATTTGCGTATGACAAATCAAAAACATTAAAATAATGGGAGCAAAGCAGAAGTATAACGAGAAAACCGTGATGTTATCATTTCGGGTTCCTGAGTCAAAAGCCGTGGAAGTAAAAAAAATGGTGAATGATAAGTTAATGACCTGGCAAAAAGGAATTGGAAAAATAAAATGGTCGAAAATTGATGAACACTTTTTATTTGAACGAAAGTGGGTTATTAAAAAACTCCGTGGTAAGTCTCATGTTTGCCGTGTTGTCGAATCTTCACGTGGTAAATTCAATGTACTTTTGGCACAGGATATTATTGGTATAAACTGTGAAATCATTTTTATTGATGGCAATACCTTAAACAACGAGCGTGAAAATATTAAGCCGGTTAATCGGGAAGTTGAATTTATTTATTAATTTTGAGTTTTAAAACTTTTGTTATGGGGCATAATAAGGCCATAGGATCACCAGATGAACTTTGGAGTTTGTTTGTAGATTTTGAACAGAACTTGAAAGAAAATCCTATTATAAAGTCTGAATACAATATGAAGGCCGGATGTCTTGTTGAAATTCCACTTGAAAGGCCGCTTACTTGGTCTAGGTTTGATTGTTATGTGAATGATCTTGGAATTATTACTGACTTGGAAGATTACAGGCAAAATAGAGATAATAGATACTCTGATTATGGGGGTGTCGTAACGCGCATAAATAAGAAAATGTATTCCGACAAATTCGAAGGTGCGGCCGTTGGAATATACAACCATAATTTAATTGCACGTGATTTAGGACTTCAGGATAAACAACAAACTGAACATACTGGCGAAATAATTGTCCGCCCTCCAAAGTTTGACTAAATGATAATCGACCTCAATAAACATCGAGACGAAATATTCAATCCGCTTATCGGTACTTTGCAAAAAGCTGATAAGCGTTTTGTTATTAATTACGGTGGGGCGGGTTCCGGCAAGTCATTCACGCAAACACAGCACGAAATAATCAGATGCCTACAAAAGCTTGAGAAATTACTTGTCATTCGTAAAGTAGGAACAACGCTGAAAGACTCAGTTGTTGCCCTGTTTGTTTCAATTCTAAATTCGTGGGGTCTGGAGGACTTCTATACTGAAAACAAATCAACTCAATTCATTCAATTTTCAAACGGTAGTTGCATTCTTTTTAAGTCAATGGATGATCCTGAAAAGATTAAATCTATTGCCGGCATTACACGTATTTGGATTGAAGAAGCAAGCGAATTAAGCCAGGCAGATTTTTCACAGTTAAATTTGCGTTTGCGTGGCCGCGAAGGTCTGCAAATTACGCTCACGTTTAACCCTATTGACGAAGAACATTGGATTAAGTCATATTTTTTTGATAATGAAAATGTAAATGTAAAGACAAATATAATCCGTACTACCTACAAAGATAATCGGTTCATTGATGAAGCATACAAGGCAGAATTAGAGGGCTATCAGTATATTGATAAGAACTATTATAAAATTTATGCTCTTGGTGAGTGGGGTGGAATTACTGAAGGTCGTATATTCCCAATATGGGAACAGATCGAGCGTTTTCCTGAGATTGATGGCCATTGGTATGGGCTTGATTTCGGGTTTTCAAATGATCCGACGGCAATTGTTAAGACTATCAAATGGAAAAATAGAATTTACTTTGATGAGAGGTTATATCGCGTCGGACTGACTAATCCGGATATCGCATCATTTATGTTTGCAGACGGGTATAAAGGGCAGGTAGTTATTTGTGATTCAGCTGAACCAAAAAGTATCGAAGAGCTTCGACGGCTAGGTATTAATGCAATTGAAGCGCAAAAAGGTGCAGGTTCAATAATGGCCGGGATTGACTTTTTGAAAGCTCATAAAGTTTTGGTAACCCAGTCAAGTTTAAACCTTATCCGTGAGAATAAGTATTACCAATGGAAGGAATTACCGCCAAATCGTCAGACTGCTAACAAGCGATTCGACAACACGCCTAAAGATTGGATGAACCATTTAAAAGACGCTTGCAGGTATGCTTACTCGCTTGGTGACTTTGCTCAGTCAGGTGGATCGGTTGATGTTGGGTGGGATGAGTTGTAGCCGACCGAAACCAGATAAAAAGGATATTTTGTATTTGTAAATTTATTTTGTAATTTTCGCAAAAATATACATACATGGCACTATTCGATATTTTCAGCCGGAATAAGGACAAAAACCCACTTACACGGGCGGTCTATGAATACTGGATTCACTCAGGACAAGTAAATCAAATACCAGACGATCCAGATGCCTACCTAAAGAAAGGATATTCAGCCAATACCACTGTTTATTCAATCATTAGCCGGATTGATGCAATGAGAAAGCAAGCAAAGTTAGTGCTGAAAGATAAGGCCGGTAATGTGGTTGAGAATCATGAACTGTTAAAATTTCGTGACCGGTTTAATAAATCATTGACCACAAATGATGCGATAACTCAAATGCTTATCTATAAGCTGGTCATTGGTGAATGGTTCGTGTATAAGATGGCACCAACTGCCGGAGCCAATAAAGGTAAAGTAGCTGAATTACATTTACTGCCTGCCAATGACGTTGAGATTATTGAGGGGTCAATATTTGATCCGGTTCGTGGGTATAAGATCGAAGGAAACTATAAAATTGAATTACCGGTTGAATCGGTGTATCATGGCAAGTTATTTAATCCTAATTGGAATGATGAACGCACGTTGCACGGAATGTCACCACTTCGCGCTGCTGCCAATACCGTATCAAAGCTGAATCAGATTGAAATAACAGAAACAAAAGCATTCGAGAACCAGGGGCCGCCTTATATCCTGTTTAAAGAGGGTTCAACCGATCCGATGCAAAACCAGTTAAGCGATCCGCAGCGTGATGAAATTGTAAAGAAGATCAAGAACGCTGCAAAAGAGAATAACCGCAATTTACCGTTAGTTTTAAAACAAAAATTTGGTAAACTTGATTTGGGTCAGAAGTTGGCAGATATGACCATCATTGAATCAAGTAATTCCGGTATTATTGCGCTTTGTGCTGTTTATGGTGCGCCGCCTGAGTTGTTCGGATATGGTCAAAAGACCTATAACAACATGAAAGAAGCCCGCAAATCAATGTGGACTGATTGCCTTATGCCTAATTTACTTGCAATATCTGACACATTAGACGCTTGCACTATTTATGATGTGCAAGAATATCAGGGAATGTACTGGGATTGGGATTACTCAGACATTGAGGAACTTCAGGAAGGTATGGAGATTAAAGTCGGATGGATGAAGTCCGCTGGATGGTCGTATAATGAGATTCGCAAAGTGACAGGCAAAGAGCCGATTGATAATCCTTTAATGGACGAGCCTGTAATCGGAATGGGTGACACTTTTTTAAGTGATTATGGAGAGGCGTTGGACGATCCGAATAATGACGATGCTAAAGATTTTGGGGATTACAAATGAAAGCGCAAACAAAGAAATTTGAAATCCAGTACCTCCGTACCCGCAACGCAATCGAGCGCAAAGGCATCAGATTAGTTCAGGCTGCTTTGAGGTTGCAATACACGCAATTCTTAGATCGTGCCAAAGATTTGCCGCCTTCGATGTGGTCAGATATAAAGATAAGCGAACAACCAATACGCCAATTCTTTGAAAAGTTCTATCCGATGTCTGGGAGATTAGGCCAGATGACACGCAAACAAATGTTATCGCAACGCAATCAGGTTAAATCATTGGAAGATGATTTGTACCTTTCAGTTTACGAGCGTCATATGCAACAATTAGTCGGAACGTCTGATTATGCCAAACGAATTAATACGATCACAAATACAACATCAGACCGAATTAATACCGTTATTCAAAACGTAATGACTGAAGGTGAGTTAGGTGGGTATGGCATTGATAAAATACGTCAATCGTTAACCGATGCCATTGGTGCCAGTATTCGCGGCAACGTTCGCGCCCGCGCAAAGGCAATAGCACAAACTGAAATGATAAGCGCAAGCAATCAAGCCTCAACTTATGCAGCAGATTCAACCGGATTGGAATACCGGAAATATTGGTCTACTTCGCACTTGCAGGGAATCAGGCCGTCACATATATTTGCAGAGCAGGATAGTATTCAGCGGGGTGGACTAAAGAAAGAAGAACGTTTTGCAAATGGGTTATTGTTTCCTGGTGATCCGGCTGGAAGTGCTGAAGAGGTTATAAATTGTCGGTGTACGGTGTTGCATGAGATTGTTTAATATGGATACTTAACTTTGCACCAATGAGTAATCTCATTCATTTCCGCCCAAATTTCGCTTTCTTCGCTCCATGTTTCAACATACACTTGACGACTTTCAATGTCACGATAAATTAAGACTAACTGTCCTTCTTTTGGTTTTTGTGTTTTATATTCTATCCATTTCATTTTGATTCGTTTTTAAATTCGGGTGCAATATAACACAATTGTATCAATTTGCAAACTTATTTGCAAATTATTTTTAATCGTTGTACATTTAACGAAAATTTACAGGGTGAACGGTGCGATACCGAACAAAAAACGAACTTGCACTGTTCTTTTTTTAAAATTTACAGAATGCCAGTAAAAGTAAAATTTAGAGATATGTTGTATAAATCTTGCATTACTCAAGTAAAGGATATTGACGAAAAGGGAGTAGTTAGCTTTTACGGCTCGATATTTAATACGGCTGATCGTGTGAAAGATATAGTTGATCCGGGGGCATATACCAAAACTATCAGTGAGAATTTTAATGAAATTCAGCACTATAAGAATCACGATTCTACACTTATGCCTGGAGTTATTCAGAAGGGTGGACTCGAACAGGATAGCGAAGGTTTATTATCAAGATCAAAATTGATACTAGATACTCAATTAGGCCGTGAAACTTACGAGCAATACAAGGCAATGGCAGAAGCCGGCAAGTCAATGGGTCATTCTATCGGGTACGTTCCTGTTCGCCAACAGAAGTCATCAGATGGATTTAACCATTTAAAAGAAGTGTTTTTATTCGAAATTTCAACGCTTACAAAAATGGCCGCTCATCCAGATGCTTTGACAGTTGGTATTAAGTCATTTGAAGAATTGGATTTTGAAGAGTTGGTAAAGGAAGAAGTATTTTATACCAACCTTTTGAACTGCAAATTTACAGATGCAAAACTTGAAAATATTGAATTAATACATAAGCATTTACAGTCACTCATTGAAACGATGCGCCGCCAAATTGCACCCATCGAAGATGCGCCGACAAAATCAATAATCTTTGAATCAAACTTTTTTACAAACAATTTAAATTTATAAAATGAAAACGTTATTTAAATGGGTATTTGGCCTAATGGCCGTTTTGCTTATTGCGGTTGTTTTTGCTTGCATTAATACTGCTGCCGGATCAGGCGTAATTATGATGACCCCTTTTATCCTTGCTGGATTCAGCGAAGATCAAAGCAAATCTTTTTCTGAGTTCATGACCAAACAGTCAGCAGACATTCAGGATAAAGTAAAATCACTTATTACAGCCGCTAAAGATGGCGAATTGCTTACTGAACTTAAAACATTACTGAAAGGTGACGGTGATAAGACTAAAGGATTATCCGATCTGATTCCGATCATGCAAAAACAACTCGATGATCAGAACTTGGAAATGCAAAAAATGAAAATTGCACCATCTGACAAAGTGAAATCATTTGCTCAGGAATTACGTGAGAAGTTAACAAAAGAGGCCGCAAGTTTGAAAGGTATGACCGAACAGAAAGTTGCTTCGCTTCAGATTGAAATGAAATCCTTTTTGGAGTCTGCAAACGCTTCTATCACGACTGGTTCATTGTTGCCAACTCCTCAGTTCGAGGCCGGTGTATCAAAAGCACCTGATCGGATGCCATTCATGCTGGACATTATCAGTTCAGGGATTGCAAACAGCCTGACAATCTATTGGGCACAACGCAAAACCCGTACTGACAATTCAGGTTCAGTAACCGAAGGTACCGTTACTACTTTGGCCGGTGGCACCGTTACTCAATCGGTTTTGGGTTACGAAACCAAATCTGCTTCAATGCAGAATATCCTTGCATTTATCAAAGTATCAAACAATTCACTGGATGACATTGATTGGTTACTTTCTGAAATCCAAACTGAACTGTTGACGTTGATGGCTCTTAAACTTGATGCTGAACTGTTATCAGGTACCGTTGCCGTTGACGGTTTTGATGGTGTGTTGACAGTTGCAACTGCCTTCAATGCAGGTGGTAAAACTTTGGCCGCTGGTGTTACTCCGAACAAATACGACGCTTTGAAATTTGCCGCAACGCAAATCAAGAAAGCCAATTTCAAACCGAATTACGTTGTACTTAACCCGGATGACGTTTTGTCAATGGAACTTGAACGCGATGACGAAGGCGGTTATCTGTTTCCTCCTTACCTGAACGTACAGCCACAGTTCGCCGGCATTCGCATTGTTGAGAACAATGGTATGACTTCAGGCAGGTACCTGATTGGTGACTTCTCAAAAGCTAAGTTCTGGATGCGCAAAGGGATGGACTTAAAAATCCATGACCAGAACGAAAACGACGCTATCACCCAGCTGAAAACAGTAACGCTGTATATGCGTGGTACTTTGGTAGTTAAAGATGCTGATAAGTTAGCATTTGTAACTGATACTTTCGTTGATACAATCACCGAAATCACAGGGGCATAAAAATATAGGCCGGTGAAATATCCGGCCTTTAAAACTCAAAGAAATATGAAAAAAATATTTTTTATCATGCTTTTAGGACTGATTACAATGTTCAGTCAGGCACAAGTCCCAGGCGTAGTTACCGCTTTTGTAAATGATACGACTACGGATGTTGAAACTGAATACATGGTTTTTGCTTCGCCAAAAGCATTAACTATTAACTATGTGATTGGTATTCAACTGAAGCCCGTAAACGTATCAGGTACCGCGACCGTAACAGCCGCAATACAGACCAGTAACGATAATACTAACTGGTATGAATACGGTACATCTACAACCGTGAATACTGCCGGAACTGTTGCTGCTTACAGTTGGTTGGTTACTGATTCACCATTTAAGTATTACAGGCTAAAGCTGACAAGTTCAGGGACAGGAGTCACTAAGTTTACCGGGAATATGCTTATAAAGAAAAAGGATATTTAAATTAAGGCCGGTGTAATTCCGGCCTACTTAAGCCTGAGTAGCTCAATTGGCAGAGCAGGACATTTGTATTGTCAAGGTTGTAGGTTCGATTCCTACTTTAGGCTCACACTTAATCAAAGCGCAATGAAAATAAAACTTAATCGTGATCTTTGGAATCACAAATCAGGCGAAGTAATTGAAGCCGGTAATGATCATGGAATGTGGGCAGTAAATAAGGGTTATGCAAGTGAGGTAACCGCACCCGCGCCGCCTCAAAACAAAGCAATTGAACCAAAGTATAAACGAAATAAAATTAAATAGTCATGGCAAAGAAAACAGGATCAATAGTATTAGCAACTGTTCGTTCATTCGTTGGAGTAGTACCTCAGAAAGGCACATTTTCAGTTCAAATGCTATCTGCAAATTTGAGTGCAGATACTGCTTTTAATCTTCAATTTTCGCTTGATAATACGAATTGGGATAACGCACAAGAATCAGGAACCGATATATCTGATACTTTGGTTGACGATGTTGTAATGATCAAATCATTCGAGGCCGATCCTGGTATCTCATTTCGTATCCTTTTTGCAGGGGTTACTACCGGAACAGTGGAGTATGTAATAAACGGCGTATAATCATGCAAACAAAGATCAATACAAAGATCCCGGCTTTAGTTCTTGTTGGGGCAAATTTGAACCCTTTTGAAAAATTCACACCGAAATTTTCAAAACAGTATTATTGGTGGGATAACGCAACTTATTCACCGATGGTTCGACTTAAAATTGTTCATCCGTGGGATGACGGAATTAACGCAACTCAATACGAAATACGAAAAAACACAGATGCTTATTATGAAATCTATGACGTTTACAAAACCAAGCTTGTAAACAAAATAGTTGGAGAAATTCATAGTGCGATTTTAGAGCCTCTTTCATTTGCGCTAAATTACAGGGTTGATAGACTGACTTTTAATGGAACTACCTTAAAATATAGCATGAATAAAAGTACCTCAAGGGGTATTTTGAGAGCAATATTACAACCTGGCACTTTCAGAGGCAGTATTTATAAGGGGATGCAAACAGCCGTAAATACAGATAAAGCAGAGGGTTATTACTATTTTATTCAGGAAGTTGGCGATTATACTACACTTGGAATTAATGGATGCTCAATGCGTGACATCGTACAGTATAGCGGTGGAACTTGGCATAAATACACAGAATCCGAATATCCATATCAAGACACGGACTGTTATAGTTCGACTTCCATAAGTGAGTATGTGACAATTCTATCAAATCTTCCAGTTGCGACTTATAACGTAGGAATTGTGCCGTCTGGATTAAAAAATACATCATCATCAGGTGTTAACATATCACCAATCTTGGGTGTTAATTTTGGAGTTCGTGAATTTGCAGCGTATGGAGGCACATTTAATGGAACAGAAAATACTATTTCACTGACAAATAATGCACAGGGTCATTGCCAAATGTCAACAAGATTTCGTAAAAACGGAACAGTGCAAGCGTATGAGTGGATTCCAGAACATCAAATAGGCGCTCAATTAAATTACCACGAATCAGAGAATATGCACCATTATTTTGATGGGGTTGAGTTGGTTGGCAATCAATTAGGAGATCAGGAAATGATTGAATTTACAAATTACACCCTGATAAATGAAGCATACGCCTGCAATGACGGTGCGGCATTGGAAGAATTGATGAAAGTCACTACAACACTGATTTGTGATGTGAATGGATTTAAAATCAAGAACAAATACGAGGCGCTGATTGAAACTCAGGTTTCAACAGCATATAGTTACATGATGCGCTATTCAAAGGACGTATTTACGCAATATGTGTCTGATCGAAAAGAACAAATAGCCCTTCCAGCCTATCAACAACAGGTAATTACTACGGACGGAAATAAAAGTAAAAAGATGTTTTTTTACAACAACACGGTCGGCGGTGACTATGAAAACTTAGCATACTTGTACGAAATAAATGACACTACAAAAACAAATAGAAATTCAGAATTGCCATGTTTTCTATCGACATACGGAGTTGCTTACGGAAAGTTTTATTGTCTTTCTGCTCAGAATGAAGTATGGGCGGTTGGGTCAATTTGGGAAACTGAAACAATAATGAAGGTTGGTTACGTTCCAGATTTAATCTCAAAAACATCAGCATAGATA